TTTTCAAGCCTTCACGTTCGGCTTTTTCAGTCATCGCATTTAACCTTTGTTCTCGAAGGTTATCAATCTCATCTGCCAGATCCTCATAATCCTGTCTGGCCCCTGCCCTTTTTATCAATTCCTGCTGTAGTTCTTCCAATCGTGTATCAATCGAATCAATCGTAGCTGTATCTTCTTCAAGAAGAACCTGCTCAATGTTTTCCTTAAGTTTGGTCATCATATTGTTCCTGCCACTTAAGACCATATTGATTCCACGAAGAACAGCATTTTGAAGTTCTCTCTCCGGCACTAATGGTGCTTCACAAGCTTTTGGTCCCTTTTCAACTCTTGTGGCACATTTCCACGAGGCCGTCTGCGTACTTTTGATTCGCTGATAAATATCTCCACATCGTGGACAGTAGCAGATACTGGATAATGCATATTTACTGCTGTATACTCTCTTCTTCCGATTTGCACCGCTATGCAGATTGGCTCGTCTTAAGAGTTCTTCCTGCACCTGCATATAAAGGTCTCTTGGAATAATGGCTTCATGATTATTTTCCACATAATACTGTGGCATAATTCCATTATTCTTGACTCGTTTTTTTGTAAGTACATCAACCGTATAAGTCTTCTGTAAAAGAGCATCCCCGATATATTTCTCATTCTGCAAAATCTTCTTAATCGCCTCTGGTCTCCAAGTAGGCTTCTTTGCAGCTGTAAGAATTCCATCCTTCATAAGACCATCACCGATTTGCTTTAGGCTCTTGCCTTCCAAATATTCACGGTATATTCGTTTTACAATCTCTGCCTCTTCCGGTTCGATAATCAAATGTCCGTTGTCATCCTTGGTATACCCAAGAAAACGATTGTGGTTAACCTGCACCTCGCCATTCTGATATCTGAACTGTAAACCAAGTTTCACATTCTTACTTAGCGACTCTGATTCCTGTTGTGCCAGAGAAGCCATAATCGTTAGAAGTACTTCTCCCTTGGAGTCCATCGTATTGATGTTTTCCTTTTCGAAGAATACCGGAATATTCTTTTCCTTAAGCTGACGTATGTATTTAAGGCAATCCAGCGTATTTCTTGCAAATCGGCTAATCGATTTTGTAATAATCATATCGATTCTTCCGCCCATGCAATCTTCAATCATACGATTGAATTCTTCACGCTTTTTTGTATTTGTACCACTGATACCATCATCAGCATATATCCCGGCAAACTCCCATTCTTCATTTGCCTGTATATAATCTGTATAATGCTCCACCTGCTTTTCGTAACTGGTAGCCTGCTCATCACTGTCTGTACTGACTCGACAATAGGCTGCTACACGAAGTTTAGGTTTTGCATCAGTCCTAACCGTGCTACCGACTCGTTTCCTTGCCGGAATCATGGTAATATTCTTACTTACCGCCACTACTGTCCACCTCATTTCTGATTAAACTATAAAGGTAAGCTGCCTGCGCAAATGGATCGTCATGCTTTTCTTTAGGCCTTGCCATAGTAAATGCATATACTGCAGGTACTTTTTCAACCACCTTTATTCTATCTGTTCTTTTTAGTCTGACCGCTCGTTTTTCTTTTTCCTCAGCTGCCTTTTTGAATAAGTCTTCATCAATAATCCTTGGATAAAAGTCCGTTCCAAGATACTTATTATTTCCAATAATTCTTGAAACTCCACCATGAAACAGCTTAAGACCAAGAGAATCTGAAATAGCCTGAAGCCCCATCCCGGATAAATACAATTCGTATATTTTCTTGATATTCTCTGCTTCTTCCTCGCAAATAACACCCGCGCCATCTTTTATTCTGTAACCATAGGGCACATGTCCTGGTCTCATATATCATCACAACCTTTCTGCCAAAACCAAACCGCATCGTAAGTTAAACTGAATCTCTTCTCTTGAAATCACCTTGATAGTATCAACATGAGCATCAAACAATTCTTCGCTGTATTCAGTGATACCCTTATTCTTCCTAAGAAAATCAATCAGCTCCTGTGTCTTAGAAAGCATCTCAAAGCTTTCAGAATCCACCCTTAAAAGCATATCCCTTTGCGTTGCCAGGTTATCGTAATCTTGTACTAACGAATTTAGGCTTTTCAAATACACTGGCCTGTCAAGATACCCCTTATTCAAAAGTGAACTTAAAGTTGTTCTTTGTTCCATGTTCTGCTCCATTTGTTGCTCCAAATCCTTAAGCTTATCTCCATTGTCAGATGCAGCCATTTTCCTAAGTTCTTTTTCATAAGGCACCAGAATCTTGTCACAGGCGTATGCAAGTTTATTCATCATCAGTACAAATGCATCTTTGAAAGCATCGTCTAAAATGTACTTGATGTTGCAGGAATTGACATCATCCAGCCTTCCAGCACAAGTCCATGCGATATAATTACCACTTGGTTTATAATGTTGCCTGCGTTTGAAATGCCTGCCACAACACCCACATACAATTCTTGCAGAAAAAGCATATCTATTCTGGTATTTGGAAGTATCCTCACCGTTCCCCTTTTCTCTACCCCTTTGGTAAAGCAGAGCATTTGCCTTTTCAAAAATCTCGTGGCTAATAATAGCCTCGTGATGATCTTCACAGAAATACTGATCATACTCACCATTGTTTCTATGTCTCACAAAGAAATCATCCGTATATGTCTTCTGAAATATAATATCGCCTGTATATTTCTCATTCTTGATGATGCCGTTTATGGTATTAGCATTCCACCTTGGTCCTTTCCTAGTATGAACGCCTTGCTCGTTCAGTTCTTCTGCAATCCTATGGGTGCTCTTGCCATCGAGCAAGTCGGCGAATATCTTTCTTATAGTTTCTGCCTCATCCGGCACAACAACCATTTCGCCATCTTCATTGGCATATCCATAAGGTGGATATGAAACCACATAAGTACCATCCATAAAGCGTCTCTTGATGCTCCACTTTGTATTTTCAGAAATGGACACGGATTCTTCCTCTGCCATTGAAGCAAGTATAGAAAGCATAAGTTCGCTCTCCATTGAGCTGGTATCAATCTTTTCTTTTTCAAAGATAATTGTTACACCGATGTTATTCAGTTTTCTGACAATATCAAGGCAATCTGTAGTATTCCTGCAAAATCTACTAATAGACTTTGTAAGCACGATATCAATTAATCCCTTGTCGCAATCGTCCACCAGCTTTTTTAATCCATCACGCTTACGCATCGATGTGCCGGAGATACCTTCATCAAAGTACAATCCGGCGTATTCCCATTCATCATTGGAACGGATATAGCTTTCATAATGTTCCTTTTGAGTATCAAGGCTTAATAGCTGTTCATCACTGGAAGTGGATACTCTCGCATAAGCAGCAACTCTTGTTTTTCGAATAACACTTACTGACCTTACCTCGTCAATTTTAGTAATAGATTTCATCAACTCGACCTCCTTTCCGTGGTACTATGTTTGCTCTGAAATCCAGTATTATCAAGCACTTTTACCCATTATTGAGCCTAAATATGGAGAGAATGTTTCTCTGTTTTTCGCCGATAATTTGGTACATTCTTCTTTTGTGAGAAGACCGTTATCAAACAGCATTTTTGACAATTTCTCTGCCATGTAAAAATCATATTCCTTCTGTAAGTCTTCCTCAGACATTGCAGTTTTTATTTTTGTTTCCGCAGTAATGCTAAGGATATCCGGAACCTTGGTACTATCCGCCAAGGCTCCTTTCTCCTCTACATTCATTGGATGAATTATCTTTGTTGCCATAGTAATTCCTCCAACACCTGCATTAAGCAGACTTAATCTTCACTGACTTTACAGCCTCTGGAAGAACAAGCTTTGCATCCACTCTCTGTGATGTAATGAATGCTACAAGTCCCTGTTCTGCATAACGCTCTTCAAGTCTCTTCATCTTGCGCTTTCCACGGTCTCCAATCCAGAAATATGAAAAGTCTCCATAAAGCATAACCACATTGCCATCTTCAAGCTCAGGAAGGTTCTTTGTTACATAAACAGGAGCCCCAAAAAGAGTATCCGGCTCATCATCCTGAAGATTTCTTGACCATACATATTTTCCGTCACGGACCTTCTGCTTGCGAAGAGTACGATATGCATCCTCTGACATGATATATACTGCGCCATTTTCACGATATGGACGCTTTACCGAATACATAAGATCAAGTGCCGTATCAAGGCTTAATTCGTCAACAGACACTTCTTCTGCAACCTCCGCCTGATATACAATACCTGTAGGTTTTCCCTGTCCATCACCCACAAAGAAGGCTTCTTCCTCTTTTTCACCAAGAGCAGATGCAAATTCTTCTTCGATATAGTTTTCCAAATTTATACCGGAATCCTCAAGCATCTCATCTGTACAACGAATAGCTGCAGCAAGCTTGAATGCACCGATTCTGACCTGTCCAAACTCTGCATCCATAAATGTCATAGGCTTTCCTTCTTCAATCCAGTCAGCCTCGCCATCGGATAAGGATACAGGAATCTTGAGGTCGCGTTCAGTCACCATGCACTTACCAAGCTTACGAAGAATGTTCTTATCCTCAAGAGCCTTAACAAGTCTTTCATCATACTCATCCGGCACAAGGTATCCTCCTGCTCCGTCACCGCCTTCTTTAAGTGCATTGGCAGGCATTCCTGTGTGCATATGGTCCCAGAAGGCTGTGTTATAAACTTTCGCTTTCTTTGCATCAGCCTCTGTTTTGTCAACTTTAGTTCCTTTAATTTCTGCCTCGATCTCTGCAAGGCGAGCCTTAAGCTCATCAACTGTTCTTTCATTCATCATGATAATTTCCTCCAAAATTAGTATTTGTAATTTCCCGATCTCGCTCTAAGAAGACGCTCCATTGCATCATCTTGAGGAGTGGGGCCACCAAGTTCCGATGTACAGTTTTCTTTCACTACCTGGTAAATTGAAAACCATGCATTATTTGCAAGCTTCATGTATTCCTTTGCCATATTTACATATGGTGAAGAAGTAACTGTACCTGTTGGTTTCTTTGCAAGAAATCCAAACTTTGAAATTGCTTCCTCGCATTGAATCCAACGAGCGATTGACATTGCATAATGTTCAATCTGATGTTTCTGAATCAAATGGTCACACTTTCTTTCGTGTAGCCATTTCCATGTTTCTTCGAAAATCTCCTCGGCGCACATTGTGCTACCATCCTTCTGTTCTGATTTCATATACTCAGCTACAGGCGGCATTTCTACACCAATGAGACTTTCAGCTTCATCGCCAAAATCAACAACTGTAAGTTTTCTGCCACCAGGATTACCATTAGCCATTTTTTCTGCTACGCCTTTGGATTTTCTGCCTGCGCCGGGACGGGCACCGCCACGGCTTGTACCGTCTTTAGCCATTGCTATTTCCTCCTTTTTGATTTCTCGTTTTTTTGCGTTTGAATTCGCTAATTTTGTGCGTGTGACCCCCGCGCCGTTCCACAGCAAGTAGTCCGTAGAGATTTGACTCCCCCCTGGGGGCCTACGCCTGCACATTCAAAAGAATTACTTTTTACTTAGATACATGAATGTATCTTTTGCCTTTATAAAAGCCACCACTGTCAAAATCTTCTTCGGTGAGACTTTCTGCAAAGAACTTAAGCTCTTCCACATACTTATCAATAGAATCCTGTGGTACTCCCTTGAGGCCTCGAACGATTACTTTTCTATTCCTCCAAAGATAAATCGTTGCCTTCTTTCTCTGGCTGGATGTATTCATTCCGCTAACCTCAATGTCATAGCCATTGCCAAGGTCTCTGTAGATGACGCGCTCAAGGTCAATAGCTTTGATGCTGTACTTATCACCAAGGCTTTCACACAGTCTTCTCATATGTGTTGTGGGTTTATGCACTTCCCATATGCTCATGGAGACTTCCTCCTTTCCTGTTGATATGAACACTCACATTTGTGTCCTTTTTGTCCTTCGTCCGCAGAAGAAGTAACTAATGCGCATGCATCAGATGATTTAGAAATAAATAAATATAAATGAATCAAATGGGGAACTATTGATATAAGGACTTTAAGGTCACAAATTCAATTACTCTCCCTAATGGGACAAGGGACAAAAAGGACACAAATCCTGTCGATGTCCGTTTGATGTATTTTCAATGATTGTCTGGGATTTTCGTTTTAGACGGTTTTGTCTTAGATTTACAATTTTGACGTGTTAGACGTTTTAACTAATTTGACTTTTTAGACTTTGTTTGACTCTGATTTTCTTTTATTCATATATGCAAGGATTTATGAGATAAACCCTTGAACCCGGTCTGCCCTTTCCCTTCGGAAGGTCATCTTGCTTTGGAGCAATATAACCATATTCGGTCAGTCGGTCTAACACTGGCTGTAGCTCATCAGCATTACGAAAGCTTCTGCAAAGACGCATTATGTCTCGTTTGCTTACTTCTACAAGTCCAGTATTCTTTACTGCATTTAAAACATATTTGCATTGCTTGATAACGGGATCTGCTCCCATTAACGAGTATGCTGCTCTGGCATGTTCTATGTAATAGCGTCCAAGTGTTATGGCGTTATACATTGTATCTGCATCCACCTCTGTATCCGGTTCATCTTGAAGGAAATCTTCACACCGAATTGTAGATGCTCTCCATAGAATTGCTGATATTCGAAGAACTGCTCCTACAAGCTTTCCTGCCCAATCTGCGATATCTGCATATTCGCCTCTAAGCTTTGGCTCGATTTCATTTGCAAATTCTTCAAGAAGAATATCTGCTGCCTGCGACAATGTAATTATTTCCGGTGCATCAAGGCTCGGATTGCAATCTTCATCAAGAAGATTATGGATTAAAGAATCATATCCTCGTACCACTTCATCCGTTATGGGCTGTGACCGATACTTTCTGTCACCAACATGAGAAGCCGGAAAGCAATATAGAAATCTTGCAGTAAGTCCTCGCCCTCGAAAAATACTATTCTGCATCATTCCAGCAAGGATATTAGGCTGTACTGATAACAACATTGTAAGTGCTGGTTTTTCAATGCTCTCGCTGTTTCTACCGATACGATCCACACGAATGGTATCTCCTGCATGGCCTTTTAGAAGAACATCGATATTAACTGACTTGGAATACATCCCACCAGCAAGCTGATCAAAAATGCCACCTTCTGCAGATATCACTGCCGCCACACCATTTCGGTCAGCCATAACAGATACAAGCTTTTCCGGAGTAATATCATCCACATAACTTTGCATTGGAAATTTCTCCTTAAAGGACGCTACTTCCGTAGCAATCTTTATCAGTTCATCCTCATCGGCTTTTCCCTTGGAAACCTGATCTTCAATGCTTTTCTGCCTGCGTTCCAACACTCGTTTACGCATCTTGTTCGTTTCCAGCTCTGCTGCATGAACCTTGTTATACTGTGCCTCAAACTGATTCACAGGTCTTGTCATATGAGCATTAATAGCTGACTTTCTCTCGGAAGGTTCTGCAATATTCAACGCATACAGATTAACTGGCTCAATCCAGTCTTTCTTACCTTGAATCCTATATTTCCCTTGCATACACATAGCCACAATAGCAAGTGACGATGTAGCTGGCATATCAACTGGTGTTTGCGTTGTTTCTGCAACTCCCAGAACATATTCACGCACAAGAGGTGGTAATGTTTCTATAGGGAATGCAGGAAGATTAAACTCGTCAAAAGGTATAGGGCTCTCCCACGCAGGTGCTGTATCATTGTAAATTTCAGGAGCGATATATCCCGGTTGCTTTTTAATGGAATCGTAGCACTTGTTTGCACTTTTCCATATGCTCGCAAGTTCTGAATCCGGCAATGGGCTTTCACAAGTGTCTGCTTTTTCAAGAAACTTCTGATAAGTATCATCCGTATTCCCATATCGTTTTAGTATGCAGACACCATATCGAAACATTGTATCGTTTCTGCTACCTTCGTGAATTGTGCTTTCCTTCTCAAGATGAGCATCGAAATCTTCATCAGATTCCAGGCTATCAAGAAAATCATCAAGCAACATATTTCCAGTATAGAAATCCGCATTCACATCTTGTACCCCGAAAAAGAATCGTCCGGGATCTAAAGCCTGCTCATCGAAAAACGGAAAAATCTTTCTTATGCGTTGATTAAAAGCCTTGTACTCTTCCGCACTTGTTTTCTTCTTGCACAGGAAAATAATGTGATATCTTGGTCTTGGAGAATATTTACCTTTCCACTTCATATGATGTCGGCTCTCAACAATAATTATTGGTACACCAGCAAACATGTCACGAAGCATTTCCTTTGTAATCCATTCTTCCGGCACTTCGGTATGATCATTATCAACATCCTGCTCATCAGAATCTGCCTCTTCGAAATTCTCACTATTTCTATAGCTGTTTCTAAACTTAATACATGTATGGTCATGCTTTGCCACTTCTATGAAATCTTCCAAACACTTAACTTCATAGTGATGTGGATATAAGCAATTTGATACCTGCTGAAAACTATCAGAAACATAGAAATTAAATACATTTTCAACTGCCACTCTCGTTCTACCTCCTTTCCTTCAAATTTGGGCGAGTTATTCTCATTTCTTTTCCGAAGAACTCTTTGGCTCAACCGGAATACTGACATTCAGATTTTTTATCTGTTCACAAAGCATGTCATAATTGATTAAAGCCTTATTGCCAACATAGATTGCTGGCAGCTTTCCTTCTCTTAGCATTGCTCGAAGTGCATACTCAGATAAAATGCCTGTTTTGGCCACCTGTCTTACAGTCATCATATTAGGTGTTTCTGATTTCATTACCTTCACCTCCCTTCCAGTACCGATATATGTCGTACTTTTATATTGTGAGTGTACTACTCTAATCATTACTTGTCAATGCTTAAAGTACAGATTTTTGTATTATTGTTTACTAATGTAATTATATTTGTTTGCTTATATCGTTACTTTTGATTGACAATCGGTACTTTGAGTGTTAAGATTTGCACATAAACATACAGAAATCCACACTATGAAACGAGGTGTTACAATATGACATTTGGAGAACGTGTAAAGGAATTAAGAAAAAAGAGCGGATACACTCAGATTACCTTAGCTGAAACTCTTGGAATTACAAAAGGTACTGTATCGACCTGGGAAACCAACAGTCGCAGACCAAGCTTTGAAATGTTAAATACTCTCTGTGATTTATTTGATGTAAGACTTGATTATCTTACCGGACAGTCTGATGATGCTACTCCACCACATAAACCTACTGACGCAGAACTCAATGAGCTGGCATTATCACAGTTATCAGAGGACGCTATCGCAGATGCAGAAAACTATGAATACATGCTTCAGAAATTATGTTCTTCTTATATTAGGCTTGATAATTTCGGACGGGAATCATTAAGAAAACACCTTGAGTTAGAGCTAAAAAGATGTGAGGAACAGTATACTGCTGCCGATGCTAGTGACTTCACCTGTTCTGTCAGAGTTCGTCCAAACATGGCAAAGTTCCAATAACAAATAAGGCATTGCAGACCATAAGCAATCTGCAATGCCTTTTCTATGTTATATCTTCTTGCAAGCATCTTCTCCGTAAATCACATGAAGCCTGCTGCCATTATCCCATGCAACCATAATGGATGCTGTATCATCTACACCAATAACCGTTCCTTGTGTTCCAATGGGCGGTGCTTGGAAATCATCCATCCTAATGAGTTCTACTCTTGTTCCTTTAGGATATTCTTCCCGGACACGATTAACAATTTCTCTACTTGGAAACATTATTCATCATCACCTGCCTTTCCATTCTTGAAAGCAGATGAGCCTGAAAGGTTCTCAAGCAGTATTTTTCTTTCGTCTTTGTATTCCGCCCCAATAAATCCCAGTCTTAAAAGAAAGCATCTGAAGGCATACTTTTCATTTTCTACACTCTTCTCTATTGGTGATATTCTCTTCTGCGTTATGCTCATCTCACAAAGGGCTGCTATAAAATGCGTATATGCTTTAACCCTATCAGCGCCCGGCAATTCTCTAAACCAGGGAAATGTTACTCTCGTTTCTTCCACATCCACTGGAAGGCAATCAATTCCAAGCGCCTTGCAGATAAGTGTCTGCTTAGATTCCAGCAGATTTTCAAGATTAAAAACATTCACCTTATCAATTGGCATGCTAACTGCCAACCCTTGATGTGGTTCTGTATTTTCCTCACGCTCGGCCATAAAGCCACGCTCCTCAAGTCCGGCAAGCAGACGCTTCACTTCTTCGACATCTTCTGAATCATCAAAAAAGAGCGTCCCTGCCTTGTCCACCGTGAAGTGATCAACTTCATAGCTGCAATTAGGAACGCCCTTATAAATTACATCTGATCCAGTTATCTCGGCAATGGACATAACCAAGGCCTTCCTGTCTTTACCTGTTACTCTGTACCTAATTTCCATATGTACATAACCTCCTTTAATTTTGGTATGTACATATATCACTCTGAAGTGAAGGAATAGCAAGTAAAACATGTATATTTATTTTTCCATCTGCATATACTATAATTAAACCATCGGTTTAGGCAGACAGTTCAAAATTCTTCTTGCTTTTTTCCATGGCTGAGTGTATTATGATAATAACTCATCTAACATGTTTAGAAGGAGAATCCGGTTTTCGCATAGCGATTACCGGCTTTTTTATTTTTTATCCAAATTCTTCAAATAATTCTGATAATCACTTTCATAATCCTTCTTTGCACTGATAAAAAATACAGGATACCCAGTAATCAAAATAACCCTTTTATCACTTTTATCTTCAAGAATCACTATATAATCCAATTCCTCCTCTTGATAACGAAGATATATACGATTTTTCTTATTAGAATTGACCTTCTCCCAATATTTTACTCGTTCATCTCCTTTATTATACAAGTCTATAACTTCTCGAATCCAACCGACACGAGCAGCTCTATATATGCATTTTTCTCTCTCCGCCCCATTATTCATAATAATAGGATCAAATGCGTCAATACAATTATTGGCACATAATGATGATGCCACATCATTGGTACAGGGCTGTATATTCAATTTTTCCTTTTCCTCTATACTGGCCGCATGCCAAAATAACTCTGCCTTACACTCAATCCAATTAAGCGGGACTGCTATTTCTCTTTCACCAAGCTTAGCTCTATTTTCTTTATTTGCCATAGTTTCCTTAAAAACAATATGGCACTTATCCATAATAGCAGAGATATCTTCAAGACCAGAAATATCTATTGTCTTTAGTTTTGCCATACCTCTACTCCTTTGGTTCCCAAATAAACAAATTGAATTTTCTCTCACCGTATCGTGTATTATTGTCCAAATCCACTCGTTTTTGTAATGCTTTTATAAACTGTATCTTGCCAGCATTTGAATCTGGATTGTCCATGAGTCCTCTATGGTAAAATGCAAGAGCTCCGTTTAATAAGTCCGCAAGCTGAAGAATTTCTGATTCTTTGGAATTAATCTGTCCTATCTGCTCTACCACTTCTTGTTTAAAATCGTAGATATTATTACAAAGGACCTCCCTAAGTTTTGCGACACGCTTTCCGCCTCTTGTATCCTTAATATCAACCATTATGTGATATCTTTTATTAGGTGAAATTACTGGGTCCAGCATTCTATAATACATCTTATAATACCAAAGATCGTAATCACCACCATTGTACTTATCATGATCTAATGTTTTTTTACCGCAAGCAACAAGTCCCCTATAAAGAAGCTCATCTCTTTGCCAAAAGTACTCTAAAAGTTCCAGATAAAAACTAATCTTTGATTCCGATACCTTTGTCCACTTAATCTCAAAATAAGTGCTAATACCATGTTTCTTCTTTATCGCACGAATGTCCTCATATATTTGCTTCTTGTCTTCTTCTGGACAATACATTGCACCCAAAATCATAATTGGAGAATCATCTTTTTCAAGATGACAACTCTCGTCACAATAAACATTATATCTCCTCATAATGCTCCTTTCCGTGCATCATTCTAATCATGTAACTTGATTCCCATGGCGCTACGAATTTCATTAAATTCAGCCTCAACAGAAATACCATTAATAATCTTCTCTATTAATGGTCTAACTATTTCAACATATCGATTCATAACATCCTGCGAAGGAATCAAGACCTGAATCTTCTTAATTGATTTTACGTTAAAGCTTTTGAAGAAAGATCCCTCGTCTAAATTTGAAGCTAAAAATTTCTGCATATATGGGCTAAATAAAAACTGTCGCAAATAATATGATGATACTTCATTTGGTCTTATCGCAGTTATATTTCTTCCAATTGCACATTTAACTCCAGCCGGAACCATTCCAATTGCGCCTGCACGTCCCGCATTTGTAACAATAAAATCTCCCTCTTTAATCTCTATCCTTCGACACCATTCATTATATGCCTCTTCTGAAATATAGTATTTTTTTGAAACATCTATTCTTCCATCCGCCAGAAGATTTTCCAGTTGTAGTAAGTAATACTCTTCTGATTCAAATACTTCTTCTGGTTTTTTGCTATGCAAACAATCAACTATAGAACACACATTCTGAATTCCATGCACTTCCCAGCCAACTGGAATTTCCATACCTAATTCATCATTCCATTGCATCGGTCCATCAAGGGACTTATATGTTCCATTTTTATAAGGAAATTCAAACTGCAAGAACCAATAATTAAACATATCTCCCAGAATCTCTTCTAATTCTTGAGAATAGAACAGTCTCATTCTATCAATTTTCTCGGATAATGTTTCATAGTATTCTTCCTTATCATATACTTTATAATCCATTTCATGCTCAAAATATGAACTAGGAGAAAATCGATAGTCATGCTTTTTTATAGTGTCAAAAGATGCACATACTGAAAATCCATTTGAACAATGCTTGTTTAAATATGTTTCTACTATTTTATCCTGCTCTTCCGGAGATAAAACAGTTTTCTGATTACGTTCTGACTCAGTACTTTTACTACCAAGAATTGATCCTTCAATAAAAAAGACCTCTTCATCTTTTGATAATTTTTCTACAAACAAAACAGAAACATTTGTACCTGTTGTAGCAAATATATCTTTGGGCATAGTAACAACACCGCGAAGATATTTTTTTGTGATCAGATATTTTCTAAGAGTAGTTTCAATCCCTTTACCCTTTGTCAAAAAAGGTGTAGGAACTACTATTGCAGCCTTTCCTCCCTCCTTAAGCGAAAAAATAATGTGCTGAATGAACAATAGGTAAATCTGCATAGAGCTTTTATCCTTTGTCGGTATATTGGGAACACCTGCCCAAAATCTTTCCTTATAATTCTCACCAGCTAAAGTATTTCTAGTTTCACTAAAGTCTACGTTAAAAGGAGGATTCGAAACAATATAATCAAATTGCTTCACACCATTCTTCTGTTTAT